GCTGGAACGAAGGTTGGGTCAACATTGGCAAAAGGCGCGATCAAAGTAGGCAAAGCCGCCGGCAAAGCAGTAGTTAAAGGTGTCTATAAACAAGTTAGCAATGCAATATCTGGGGATGATGCTTCGAAAGAAACTACGAAAGAAGATGAAGAAAAAATTAAAAAATTGCAATCATCTCTTTCCTCAGCTGATAAGAGTATGCAGAAAATGGCATCTTCGGCAGATGCGTTACAATCTGATTTTGCAAATTCAGTATCTCAACTTCCAGAAGAATCTCAAACCATAATAGTTTCATCGGGAGAAGAAGCATTAGAAAATATACAAAATAGTTTTAATGAAGAGTTAGAAACTATTATAGCAGCCGTTGCAGAACAATCTCCAGATTCTGATGAAGAGTCAATCCGGCAGCAAGCAATGTTATCTCTAGGATCGGTTGTTTCGAAAGTAGTAAAAGATCTTGCTTCGAAGAAATAAAAAGTGATACATTTTCAGTAATCTAAATATAATATACCTACTTAACGATAAGCCCCTAGCATGGACATAAGGCGGACCCCACACGCTAGCTAGGGAATCATGTGGACAAACTTAATTCTGTAAAGGAGAATAATTATGCCAAAAGTAAACATTAATTCGGCAAAGGGACTATATCAAGATTCGGGATCCGGTCTCATCGTCGACGGTCAAACATCAGCACTTAGCATCCAAAAGTCGTTAACAGCCACGTCTGGAATACACTTTTACCAAGAAGAGGTGGATTTCGGAGGCACCACCTTAACAGCTACAGACGATGGTCTTCTTGCTTATCTTTCAGTGACACTTCCAGCAAATTCTGTTGTTCTTTTTAGCTCCATGACTTGTACTGAATTAAGCGATTTGGCTACAGCCGATTTCGATTTGGGTTTAACTGCAACTACCGATACCGCTTCAGGCGTTGCAATGACTGCAGAAACAAACTTGTGCACCGGTCTAGGATGTGATGCTACAGATTCAATTGGAAACACAGTTGGTCTTTCTACTGCACAAGCAGTTGTAGCCCTAACTAGTGTTGCTATTTATAATAACACAACTACAAATGCTGCCTCTGCAAGTGCTTCAGGCAAAATATTGGTCACAATCATATTCGCAGGCTCAGCTCAAGCTTCCTAAAGTTGAAACTCGACAATTCAAAACCACCCTTCCAGCAATGAGTTGGGTGGTATTTTTTTTATGGGATTTTAAAAGTTAGTATATATTTATTGAAAGAGATTAATTTAAAAGGAGAATAATATGCCAGTTAAGTCAAAAGCAAAAGCAGTTCAAAAAGCAGTTACAGTAGACGTTTCAGGGCTTGAAAAGAAGATTGCAGTTTTAGAAGGTCTTGTTGCCAAGCTTCAAAAAGATTTAGAAGTTCATTGTAAAAAGACGATAAAAGAGCATGCAAAGCTTGAGAGTTTTTGTGATGCATGCGCCAAGGATCATAAGGAGTTAGCAGCTAGGATTGTTGAGAATTCTAGTGGTAGTAATATTAGTGGATTGTCTAGTCGCGTCGACAACTTGTCTAAGAGATTAGATAGAGTATCGCCTAGACGTAGATAGATCATAGCGACACATCTTGTGTAAAATTTACTTATTATCGGTCAGCTCGGCCGATAATTTTTTTTTATATTTTTTTGTCCGTTTGTAGAGTCGTTATATGTAGTAGTTGCATATGCAAAAATCAATAAAATTTTGGATTATGGTTTTATAGAGTGAACTTTATACTTATATCTGTCGTTAATAGGAGATAAGACATGGCAACATTCGCTAGCACGTTGAAACCAACACCGTTTGGTACATTTGATTCTGATTCGAATTTTCAGACAGATGCTGATTCAATGATTACGTTTGTTAAGAGAAAGTTAGGTGATGATATACTGTCGGTTGAGCTTACGAATAAGCAGATTTGGATGTGTTTTGAAGAAGGAGTTTTTGAGTATGGGAAGTATATTAATGAATATATGACCAAGTCTCAGTTAGGAAATATGTTAGGAAATTCTACAGGATCTTTGAGTGGTTCTGAAAACAAATTTCCTCGTGAAACGTTAGAATTTCTTATGAGAAAAGCAGAGCCTTATGCTAGTCATGCTGGTGTAGGAGGATCGCATAACATTGTTTCTGGTTCAATAATATTAACGGGTTCACAACAAGATTATGATCTATACACAGATTTAAAGGATAGTTCAGGTACAGCGTTGTTTGCAAATCAGTCTGCTGGATCCAAAACTAAAATAAGAGTTTTTGAAGTTTTTCATCTATCGCCTCAAGCTGCTTACCGATTTTTCGATACAACGTCGGCGATAAATTATTTGAATAACGAATTTTCGTTTGAGTCATTTACACCTGAGACTGTATTTTATGTACTTCCAGTTTTTGAAGATATTTTAAGGCAACAGCAAATGGATACGTCGAACAGAGTAAGGCGATCGCATTATTCATATGAGATTGTTGGAACGAAGTTAAGGATATTTCCCAAACCCACGTCAAGTAGGAATGGGCATAAGTTGTGGATTAGAGTTGGATATAATATGGATCCATTAAATCCAGCATATCAAGATGACACAATATATGGTATTACTGGTCCGCACAATTTGCCGTATGGAAATTTAAGTTATTCGAAAATTAATTCTATGGGTTTACAATGGATTAGACAATATGCGTTAGCATTGAGTAAAGAAGTTTTAGGTCATGTAAGAGGAAAGTTTAGTAGTATACCAATTCCTGGAGGAGATTTATCTTTGAATGCTAGTGAATTATCCAGTCAAGGACAAAGTGAAAAAGAAAAGTTGAAAAGCGATTTAAAGGAGATGTTAGATTCATTAACATATGACAAGTTATTAGAAGCACAAGCTTCTGAAGCTGAAAATATGACGAGGATATTAAAGTTAGTTCCTATTCCATTCGGAAAAGTATCACTAAGAGGATAGCGGGAGAACTAATATGGCAAGACTATTTATAACACCTCGAGAAATCGATCTAATAAGCGATTTAAGTAAAGAAATAACAAAAGACGTAATTGGGCAAGTTATATATTTTTATAAAACCAGGGTTGATTTATCTCAGCCTCACGATGTATATGATGAAATGACAGAAAGAATATTCGATAACCCAGTTGAGATCGATTGTAGAGTGCAATGGAATTCTGAAGAAACGCGGCAAGAAAAGTTTGGAATGGACACATCTCGTCGAATGGAGATATATATACATTTTAGAGACATGTTAGATAGGGGTATAACCATCTCGGAAGGTGATTTTATACAATATGGTACTGGGTTTTTTGAAATCACCACAGTGAAGGATGACAATATTATTTTCGGTCAGATTGAATATAAAACTGGAGTAGTTCTAAGCGTCTCTTCGGCTAGGAAAGGGTTGATTGATAAAATACCTTATGGTCCTTTGGGAGAATCATATACAGATGAAAATGCGACACAAAAAACGTTTGTGCAGCAGCAAGGAAAAGCGTCGGAAGGTGACAAAAGGCAATTGGTTAAAGATGGTATTCTAGGTGACAGATTAGGAAGTCCTCAAAAGGTCAAGCCTCAAAAGGGTAAATCTTCATTTTATGGTGATGACTCATGATTTATAGAGGACAGAGCATGTTAGAAGCTGCGTTATACAACGTAGAAGATTTTAAAGAATTACCGTCGTGTGGGATTGAAGATGTTGACAGAGCGGTTTTTGAGTTGTTCGGTGAAATATTGCCATTTTATTATGAAAGTAATGGAAAGCAAAGTAAGATTCCAGTGATATATGCAACAGGAGAGAGAGCAGTCACCCTAAAGAAGCATCATCCTTTGCGGGATGATTCTGGTGCTTTAATTTTGCCAGTAATATCTGTATATAAATCTGGAATTGAGCAAGATCCTCAGTGGGGTTTGGTGCCGACTAGAGATGAAATAGTTATAAAAAAAAGGATATATAGTAATAATTCTGAATACAAAAAGTATATAAACGAGAACAATTTTAAAAACATGGACAATTTATTAGAAAAGTCAACTATAGAAGGGAATTTCGCAAAAAGAAATTATGATTCTGGAAAAAGTAATACATCGCTTAGACGAAGTAATAGGAATATATACGAAACGTTTACAATGCCTGTGCCTAGATTCTTTCAATCGACTTTTGAAGTAACTTTTTGGTGTCAGTTTCAGCAACAGATGAATCATATATACGAAGCACTTATGAGTTCATATCCTAATATGTCCCGGGATTTTAAACTTGAATCGAAAAAGGGATATACATATGTAGCAATGATTGATGCAGCATTTTCGCAAGATAATAACATGGCTGGGTTAGGAGAAGATGAAAGGTTAGTAAAAGCTTCAATAACGTTGAAGGTTAATGGATATATTATTAATTCAAAATTCCCGGGATCAGTTCCTCAGATAAAAAGGTATGTGAGTTCTCCTCGCGTTACATTCGAAACGATCGTTGCAACCAATATTCCTGAGAAAAGAAAAACAACTGATATTCCCACTGGAAATCCGGAAGACGTAGTGTATACTGACTTCGAAGGTATAAAAGATGCACTTCCAGGCTCTGCGTTGGGAAGTTTTACAAAAACAAATTCAACAGATGTTACAGTTGGTAAAACGAATAGAAATCCATCACAAGATTTGGTTATAAAGATAAAAAACTCAATTACGGGGAAAATTGAAACAAAAAAATTCGTTATTAAAGATGCAAATCACCGAAAAGGTGAGACTGTATTGAGAGAAGTTAAGAATTTAGCTTAAGAATAACATAATTAGAATAGATAATTTTAGGAGAATAGCAAATGGCTGAACAAACTTTTAAGAGCGCTGGGTTTTTCGATTTCGAAACTGAAATCAGCGATCCCCAAGCAGCAGCTTCCGGAGTGCCTCTAGCAGTAATAGGCGCATCAAAATCTGGACCTGCATTTCAACCGGTTTATATGGGTACAGGCCCAGCCGAAAACGTTATGGCAAATTTTATTTCAAAATTTGGAGAAATAGATCCAGAAAATTTTGGGCCTTATGCTGTAAAAGCTTGGTTCGACAATAAGTCTAAAGCGTGTCAGTATATAAGAGTTCTCGGTGCTGGAGCTAATACAACTTCTGCACACTTTACTACAACGAATTCATACGGGATTGTTAACAACGCTGGATTCATTATCCACCATCCAAATCCAAATTCAGCAACTCACGGCGGAAATGGAATAGGAAGTTCGGTACACAATGTTTCACCTTCTGGTCAAACATCAGCGCCAGGAACTGTGTACTTTCTAGCTGCGAAACATGAAATTGCAGCGAATGCCGACATTGGGCTTCCACACTTTACCGATAATGATTCTTATAGAGGTGTTGCTGAAAGTAACGGTTCTCCGTCTGCAGATGATGTACATTTGATTAGAGGAATGATATTTACAACAACTGCTTCTGCAATTCATATTGGTGATTATGACGAAGTAAATATAGCCACACCACGAGATGGAATATATGCTGTCTCTGCCCATCCTTCTGGTTCAATAAGTACTTTGACTCAGGGAGGAAAGTTCAAATTAATAGTTTCCTGTTCAGAAGGAACAGCTTTTGCAAATGATGATTCTAAAGCTGGTCAAAAAGTTTTTACTGGATCTTTAGATCCGGATTCGGAATATTATATTGGAAAAATACTTAACACCGATCCTTTGAAACTTTCTACAGAACAACACCTTCTATATTTGGATTGGCCTTTAACAACGGCGGTTGCACCAGTAAAAACTTCTGCAAATGCTATAGCATTAATGTCTGGATCTAGTAATGCATCTGGTAACTCCTTGACAGACGCCTCAAGCATCGGCTTAAACAAATGGGCTAATCTTTTCGGAAGATTTGATACTAGATATCAAGCACCAAGAACCCCATATATGATATCACAGCCTTTTGGTTCCTTGGAACACGATCTATTTTACTTTGAAACATTGAGTGATGGATCTGTTGATAATACCAAGTATAAAATATCGATACTTAATTTGAAAGCTTCTACTGATCCATCAGATTCTTATGGTACATTTGACGTTGTGCTTCGAAAATTTGGAGATTCTGATACAGCGCAACAAGTTGTAGAAAGATTCGCAAATTGTTCAATTAATCCAGACGCTACAAATTATATAGGGAAAAGGATAGGAGATAAGAAATTATCATATAATTTTGATGCTCCTGTTGAAAGACGTCGATTTACGAGAAAAGGTGTCTTTCCTCAACGATCTAACAAAATTAGAGTAGTGGTACATCCTGCAGTTATTTCAAAGACTGTTCCTTCTGCGTGTCTCCCGTTTGGTTTCAGAGGAGTGCCTGTACTGAAAACATCTCCGTCTATCAGAGAAAACCAAAGTTATACAGCGGCTGAAGCTGCTCCAATATCTCTGGGTGACAATCCTAGATTGTCTGCTCCAGTAACCGATTTATCTTCTTCACCGTCTATAGCATATACTGGTTCTATAGTTCCTCCCTTACCTTTTAGATTCAAGTTAGCTAAAGATGGAGCTTTGAAAACAACTGGTTTGAGTTTCATAGGTCAACCAGGTTCCGGAACTAATACAGATGCTAGACTATATTGGGGAATTCAATTTGAAAATCAAAGAGTTCAGCTAAAACCATGGGATATTGGTACTAGTGGAGAAAGTAACAATAAGATAATCGATGCATACGCAAAATTTCAAGGTATACAAAAATTAGGGTTATTATATACTGGATCTTATGCTGATCAATTTAATAATAACAAATTTTCATTATCAAAAGTTGCGTTGGTAAATCAGCTAACAACTGCTGGTGCTCTTCAACATATTACTGGATCTGCGAAGAAACACATGAAAGATGCTGCTTATATTCGGAATGGAAAAGTAGATGCAGGTAACTATACTGTATATGATAGAATACTTGGAAAGTCTCGTGTAACATTGGCAACGTTATTGGACAAAGACAAAACAAAGTTTAATAAATTCTCTGGATACACAAAGTTTAACAGTATGTTTTATGGCGGGTTTGATGGATTAAATATATTCAATAAGGATATATTGGCAATGAATGATAGAGCTTCATCTACAGCTACTGGAGGCTTGGCTAGTAACACTATAACGAATGGTCTTAGCTTGACTGGTTCAGATAATGGAACTTTGATGGGAGCAAATTTAGAAAACAACGTTATTCAATCTTATCGTTCTGCAATCGATATATTAAGTGATCGTTACAAGAGTATTCATCATGTTTTCGCGATTCCGGGAATAAGGGAACCTCTCATAACCGATTACGCAATGGAAAAAGCAAAAGAAAACCAAATGGCATTATATGTTATGGATATTCCGAATTATAATACATCAGGAACTAGACTTTATTTGGGCGAAGCAAAGACAGTATCAGTACCAGAATCTGTTTCGAAATTCATAAGTAGAAATGTTGATAATAATTATGCTGCTACATATTTCCCAGATGTTGTTACTCGTGATGATATTAATAATCAAAGAAACATTAAAGTTCCAGCTTCTATCGCTGCAGTCGGAGCAATCTCTCACAGCGATCACTCAAAAGCAGGAAGTGTTTGGTTTGCTCCTGCTGGATTCTCTCGCGGTTCGTTATCAAACGTAACAAACACAACAAGTCGATTGACAACTCAGGATAGAGATGATTTGTACGAAGCTCGGATTAATCCAATAGCGAACTTCCCAGCTGACAATCCTAGTATGGTAGAGTATAAGATATGGGGACAAAAAACATTACAAATAACTAAATCTGCTTTAGACAGAGTGAATGTAAGAAGAATGTTATTAGAAGTCAAAAGGTTAGTACTTCAAATATCAAGGAAACTTTTGTTCAAAAGATTGGGACCAAACATAAGAAAAAGATTTATATCACAATTGGCACCGAAACTGGCATTTATACAAATGAATCAAGGAATCGAACAATTCAAGATAGTTATGGATGATAGCAATAATACATTGTCTGACGAACAACAATATCGTCTTAATGGAACTGTTTTGATAGTTCCGACAAGAACAATTGAATTTGTAAGTGTTGACTTTATAATTGATCCAGATGGCGTAACATTTAAATAAAAATTCAATAGGAGAAAATAGGAAATGTCATATCCAAGAATCGACATAAAAGAAGTTGACAAAAGTCAACCGACTAATCAGGCATCCTTTTCAGGTACTCCTGCTGCGGTTATAGGTACTTCGAAGTCTGGCCCTGCTTTTGTTCCAACTTTAGTAAACAGCGAAGATATGTTCAAAGGTATCTTTGGTTCCATTGATTCAAAACACTGGGGTTCTGTTGCAGTTCGTCAATGGTACGATGAAGCTAAAGCAAATGCTGGGTTGGTATATACTCGAGTTTTAGGCGTTGGTGATGGAAATAAGCGGGGAACTAACAATGTTGTAACGAATGCAGGTTTTGTAGTCGGCGAACAACAAGTTCAAACCCAAGATGCTTATGATGCTGCCAAAGCTTACAATACTCATGGGAATGTTTCAGTAGGGAGTAAAGGTTATAATCCTTTCGCAAGTCAAACTACGACAGTTCACGCTGGAAATTTTGCTTCTTGTGTAATTGCAGATCCTTCCAGTGCTGCAGCCCATTCCCAGACGATTATCATCACGGTTGGTGGATCAACAGTATTGACAATTACAACAGATACAGGTGTTACGTATTCAGCGACTCCTACATTGTCCGGAGCAACTCATACTTTAGGCGTCGACAGTACACCTTCCGACACCCAGGTCTATACTTCATTAGCATACCTTCTTGATCAGTTAGATAATGTTTCTGCTACTAGTTCTGGTGGTACATCTGTTACTATTACGGCGGACACAAAAGCAACGACAACATACGATATTGTTGTAACTGGAACTTACATCGCAGGTGGTCATGCGTCATCTACTTCAACTTCCGGTACCGCTCCTCTAGATTCGTCTGCATCTCCAGGGCGAGTATATTTTGTTGCAACTATTATGTCTGAATCAGCTGGATCAACATATCTAACAGATGCTGGGTTGAGTGGCGCTGTACAACCAATATTAAGAGCATGTATATTGGTTGCTTCAGGAGTTAATCTAACTTTGTCTGGTTGGAATTATTCTGATTCTGGTGAAGCTGCACTAACAGGTTCGAAATATGCATGGGACAAATATAGTGTTGGGCGTTTCAATGCTGGTTCTCCTATCGGAGCAATGAAAAACCCGACAACAACGCAAGAAGTAAAATTTATCTTCAACGGAATGCTTGAAAATTCTGGAGAGGTTAAAAGAGTTGTTACAGTTGGTTTGAATCCTGGTAATCCTGGATATCTTGGAGGCTTAAACACCGATCCAGATATGTTGGAACAAACTGGTCATTATCTTTATGCTCATTACCCAGTGCCTACAGAATTAGCTATCCCAACTGCAGTATCTAGCTCAGCAGCCAACTCTTGGACTGGAGTACATCAATTTACTCAGAAAAAAGTGTCGGTAGATACTTCGGGCGTTGTAACTCAAATTGGTTCTGCTGAATCTTACTATCACAACGTATTAATTACAACCGGCTCTTATACTAGGAATGATTATGGAGGTTCGGGATATAAACCAAATTACGAAGGTTGGAATGATAGATTTTCTACTCCGTTTACACCTTGGGTTCTTTCTCAGACTGTTGGTGGATCAGAAAAGAAGCTATTCCGAATTCATTCTTTGGATGATGGTCAAGGTGCGGAGGATTCTTACTTTGCTGAAATTTATGATATAGAATATCCAGAAAATTCTGATGAGTATGGAAGTTTTAGTATTAGAATGAGAAAGTATGGAAAAAAGGCTGCAGCTGGTATTGTTGCAACTGACAAAACTCAAGCGTATATATCAGAAAATTCTGCAATTGGTGGTTGGCAAAAAGTCAATTTGGATCCAAACTCAGATAGATATATTGCTAGAATAATAGGCGATTATTATCGTTATTATGACTTCGATGCTGATGAAGACGAACAAAAATTAGTCATAAAAGGTTTGTATCCAAATACAAACAAATATTTCAGAGTAGAAGTTACAGATGATGTTGCAAATTCTAGAATTCAGAAAGATCTTATTCCTTTCGGTTTCCAGGGAATGCATCACTTAGTAACATCTGGATCTAGTCAATTAGCTCTTTTACCTTCAGTAGATAATGGTACTTCAGTTTCTGCAGATAAAGACACTATATTCTTGGCTGATAAATTATTCAGAGCTGCTGGAATGGTAACACCGCCTACTCCGATGAGAATTCAAAATATAAATTCTAAAGGAGATACAATATTTCCGTGGGGTATAAGATTCGACAAGCCTGAGAAAGGAACACTATATACTACTAAAGATACATCATCACAAACTACTGGTGTTATTTCCTTGACGGGTAATGGTACAGCTGGTGATCAATATGTAAAGAACAGTAATTCTCTTTGGGGAACAGATCACGATTTAATACGACAGCTTAATAAGTTTTATCCATCTTATGGTGGTAGTAAAGCGTGGGTTGGAGCCAATGATGGTGTTGTGAACGATTCTTCCGGAGCGGTTTTAGATTCTAGCGCATTCCTAAACAATAAATTCAGTTTAGGGAAAGTTTATGTAGCTACGAAAACTGTGAATAGCACAGTAATTCCGGATTCGGATCGTTGGCACAATGCTAGATACATAAGGAAAGGAGTTGATCCTAGCACTTCAGGGTTTAGATTTTTGACTGCGGCTGATTTGAAAGTCAAAAATAGTACACAAAAATACACGGATTTCTGTCTTCCGTTGCAAGGTGGTTTTGATGGACTTAACACATTCAATAAAAATCACAGAGAAATGAATCATTGGGCTGCACATTACGAGCAAGTCAATAGTTCAGAGCAAGGTGGGTATAATGGATCTACTGTTGCTAGTTATAGAAAAGCAATTGACATACTAGCTGAAAAGACTGATGTAGATATTAATGCCTTAGTACTTCCGGGACAAAGGTCTACTTATGTAGCAGATTATGCTTCGTCAAAGATGGAAGAAAGATTTGATGCAATATATCTCATGGATATAGAAATGTGTGATTCTCAAGGTTCTACGGATAGTAATATATTCTTTGGTGACAAAGCATCTGATGAGCAAAACGTTGATACTTTTTATACTGTAGAGAGATTTGCAGCCCGCGGAGTAGATTCTAGTTTTGCAGCAGCATATTTTCCATTGGTAAATCTCAAATTTGGTTCTGTTGCATATCAATCAGCTCCAGCATCGATTGCAGCGTTGGGTGCTTTTGCATTGACAGATAGAAGAGAAGGTCCATGGGGAACACCTGCTGGGTATGACAATGGACGTCCAAGATCAATTGAAAATGTGAATCCTCAAATGATGCCAGCAGATGTTAAATCTGCTTGCGTGAACAGAGTTAATCCGATACTTGTGTACAATGATTCTATAAGTCCTCAATTGACGTCTATAGCTGATGTTGAAATTCAGGGAACAGGTATTATATCTGGACAGAAGACGTTATTAAAAGCCAATTCAGCATTAAATCGTTTAGATGTTCGTCGTTTGATGGTATATGTTCGAAGACAAACAAGGGAATTAGCATACAAGTATATATTCGAACCAAACAAGCCGTCTGTGCTAGCAAATTTCTCGAAAGATGTTTCATCCATGTTGGACAGTTTAAAATCAGCCGGCGCAGTGGATATGTATAAAGTGATAATCGATGAAACTACTACTACACAGACTGACATCGAGAATAATACAGTTAGAGGAAAGGTCTTTGTTAAACCATATCGATCAGCAGAAATAATTTCGATCGATATTAATATTCAAAATCAGATAGATTAAAATTAAAACTATATATTTATATAGTAGAATCTTTAGGGAGAACTTAAATGGCAGAAACATTAGACGTTGCAAGCATGCTACCTCGCAAATTTGAGCCAAAACATAATAACAGGTGGATCTTCGCCATTGAAGGCATTGATGCCTATTTGATTAAGACTGCAAAAAGACCTGATATTTCAATTGGTACTTTGGAAATTAATTACATGAATTCTCAACGATTTTTGGCGGGTAGAGCAACTTTCGGTGATATGAGTATAACACTTTATGATCCAATTGCACCTTCCGGAGCTCAGCAAGTCATGGAATGGGTTCGTACACATTACGAGCATGTTTCTGGTCGTTCTGGATATGCTGATTTTTACAAGAGAGATGCACAGCTTAAATTGTTAGATCCTATTGGAACAGTCATTGAATTGTGGGATCTTAAAGGTTGTTTCATTACTTCGGTTGGAATGGGAGAATTGCAGTATGGTGATCCTGGAATAATGGAAATAAGTTTGGGACTTAAATTTGACAACGCAGTATTACAATATTAATTATGATTGATAATAGAGGTTATTATGAGATATACTAAAAAAATGTTAAGACGGCTTATTAAAGAAGTTGTCGAAGATTATCGGGCAGAGGAGTTAGTAGATCAACTATCTTCTATTTTGGATCAAGGAGCATCTCAAAACGATTTAATTGATTACCTTAGACCTCAAGCAGAAGAAATATTGATTGCTGCTAAAAATATTGCACAAGAAATTGGTGATATTGAGTTGGTTAAGGTAATTTCCGGAGAATTAGCTGCTCGTCCATTTTTGAGAGACTATGCTGATAATTC